CGGTATTAATGATTATTTTAGTAGTGCTTATAACTTTAATATTTGAATGAGTTGTGTTATAGCTTGATTCAGTTGCTCCAGCAAATGTTATTGAGGCGCCTGTTTTCAATTTATGATCTGATCCGAATTCAATTATTGATTTAAGATCATCTTCATGACTTGAAACGCTTTTGATTTCTCCGGCTGAATAGGTTTTAACCATTCTCACAACTTCGTCAACAGCTAAAGAATTGACACTTGTAATAGTAGACACTCCCGAAGCCTCAGATATACTCGTAATGGCACCCGTTACCCGTAAGGTATCTACTATTTTATCAAATATGTCAATAATATGCATCATAATCCATTGTAGGTTATAATTCCTATTTCTTTGAATATCCACTCTGGATAATCATCACTAAACTCAGTCATAAAATTAAAAGCCGATGGTTCGAGTTCATCTTGACCACAAAAGCCATAAAGTTCTCTCATTCTATGCCATGCTCCAGACGCTGTTAATGCAGGACTAGCAACATCAGAATGCTGCTGTTGCGGTATAACCTCGCCCACGTTGGCTGATTGAGTAACCTTATTTCTGTGCCACCAATAATAATTATAGTAAGCTAATAAACTCACTTTCTCATCATTGATAAGCCCATTCCATTTGATCAATTGATTTCTACCACTACATGACACTGTGTATTCTTTTCCTTCTACAATATCTTTTATTCTTTGCGGAGAGGAGCTTTCATTATATTCTAGTATTTCTTTTGCTAATTCATAGCCAAACAACTTGATTAATAACTCTTTTTCGTATTTATCAAGTATATCTGCCAAATTAGAGTTTTCTCCATTTGGTAGTGAAATATCGTCCTTAAAATATGTAGTGTCAGTTAGGCTCATAACTATTTATCTTTGGAAGAAACCTTTTTTTTGGTTTCTTTCTTTGGTTCGTTTTTAACAGGGGCGGATTTCTCCACCTCCTGTTTTTCTTCTGTAAACGTTGCTTTCAATCCGTGTCTTCTAATACGGGTTCTGTTCCCTTTTAGAATGATTCGCAATTGTTTAGCACCGCCTTCTATGGTTAAAACTGCCATACTTACCTCCCGCTATATTTCTTCTTAAGACCTAAGTCGCCAGTGAAATCAGTTTCACCAGATCCTGTAGATACAAGTTCAAATCTGTAGTATCTATAGTTAGCATCTGGATACGCATAACCAATAGTGGCGATTGTACCAGCATTATTTACTGTATCTGCTACGGCTTGAAGATCGAAATAATCTACACCATCTAATGAGCCTTGCGGCATAGATGTTACGGTTGCTGTTCCTGTAACATTAACAGGTACAAGAGTAATGGTTACGGCATGATTTTTAGTTATTTCTACCGGAGAAGTAATAACTAAGTTCACTGTTTCTGCATCGACTGTTGAATCAGGCGCAAACGCAACAAAGCTGTTTGTCACTTGCGAAAATCCCGCAAGTGTGACAAACATAAACATTATTAAAATTATCTTTTTCATGATATTATCTTTTTAAGGTTACTAATTTTTAAACTTCTGCTGGCTTCGCTATAGCTGTGATTGAAGTTGTAAAATCACCTACAATAAACATATATTTATTGTATATAGGGAATAATACTTCTTCCTGGATAATCGCAACTACTTGGTTTTTCAATTTCTCGTCTGTTGATTCAGAGAATTCAAGAACTAAAGAAGAGAACTCAAGAAGTGCTGCTGCCATAGCCCAATCACCAACTGCGAAATTTCCCGCTGGCATAGCTGTAGTTTCAACAACCGGAATACCTGAGATTGTTAAAATACCGTTTTCAAGGCGCTTAACATCTAAATACTGCTCTGTAGTATCCTTTAATGTTTCGATCAAAGTAGCATCTACAGGATTCAATACGATTCCATTTGCTGAATACTCTTGTTGAGTAACTAAAGTTTTAGCAACTTTAAGTACATCAATTTGTTGAGCGGCTTCGATTGACTCCTTGAAAGGACTATTTACTATAAATGTCCAGTTTGCAAGAACATTAGCATCTGAGGTGAAATCCTGCTCAATAATAAATTGTGTAGGGCTAATTACTTTGGCTACATGAGCGCCATCATAAGTAGTTCCTGTTGTTGCTGCAAATGTGATTGTATCACCGTTATTCAGTAATTGATTAGCGGTAAATGTTACAAGTGTCTTATCTCCACTGTCATAAGTCGCAATTGAAGTAACTGAACCAGCTGCTCCAATAATAGGTGTATTTACAGTAGTTGTAAAATCAGGAGCTACTTTAAAAATACCAGTTACATTGTTTCCTGCTCCATCTCCCCAAAGCAATTGGAAATCTTCATAATACTTTACCTGAGCGGGTAAACGTTGCATTAAATGATTCAATACCCATTTAGCTGATTTAATCATACGATTAGAGATAGTTACAAATGTTCCTATTCTCTTTGCGTCAACAGTTGCCTCACGTACTTTAAAAGAGCTTTCAGCAAGTGATCCATTCTCTGTATTTACACCTACAGCACGATCCCAATCATAAACTTCAGTAAATGCTAAATAAGGAAGATCGGTAGGCATAACAGTAAGTAAATCTCTAATATTTAAACGTACTACTTGTGGATGATCTACAACTCGGTTATCTCTAGTAGTTATATGAACTTGTGAAGTTCCTGTATAGTCATCAGTAATAGATACTGTTTTAAGATTAAACGAAGCTTTCTTCTTTCCATTTGAATCAACAAATTCCTTATATTCTGGTGTTTCTTGAATCGCTTGAATCTCTTTTCTTAAACCGCCTGCATTAGCTTTACCAGTAGGATTTTCTTTGAGCGCTTTCATTTCATCACCTTGTTTCATCATAGCGGCCTCTAATTTCTCTAAAGACTTTTGATAGGCTTTGAACTTTTCAGCATCCAATGCTTCTAATTTACCTGTGATTTCTTCAAATTTTGTAGCGAATGCTTCTTTTTCTAGGTCACCTTTTCGCATATCATCAGATAATGTTTTCAATTCTGCTTTGATTTCTTTATACCTGTTTTCTTTGTAGGTATTTAGATCGGTAAGGTACTTGGTTTGGTCTTCTTCCTTCAATTCTTTGAACTGATCAGGAGTAAGCTCTTTAAATGTTCCTTCTTTGAGGGAACCCCACACCATTACGGTAGCAATAGATATTCCTGCTCCTGCCTCTGGGGCTAACATGAACATCATTAGCATAATTAAGGATAATGCTAATCCTGCGATAATTTGCACTCGTTTATTGAATGCTTTCTTTTTCTTGTACATTGTTATTGATTTAAAAGGTTTATTAATACTGATTTGGTTTGAGTGTCTTCATTTGACGGCTCTTTATGTTCTTGAGTGCCTTTTGTTGGCGGCTCTGTTTTTGAATCTTCTTCTATAATTCCAGTAACATGATTGCTTCCAAAAAGAACTAAGCTACTTTCTAAAATATTCTTAGCCTCTAATACTGGCCAGAAGTAATCTATTTCTTCAAAGTCTGCTTTATTAGCTACCTGATTAATATACTGGTCGTAGTTCTTTTTGAATTCCTTATCTTCTTCTTCCTTACTGTCTAATGCAAATAGCATTTTAACGTATTGCATTCTTACACTGGCTTGTATTTCGTCACCACTTTCTAGCCATTCTTTATAATCAGAAAGTCTTATTTTATCCTTTCTAAACTTATAAATTAAAGCCTCGGTAACTCCGTCATAAGTATGGCCTAGTAAAGCAAAAGGAATTTCAGCAACAAACATTTCAATATGTTCCTTTCTTACTATTACACTTCCTGCTTTTAAATTATGGTCCTCTACTAAGTAGTTTTTCCCTTGCTGCTCTTTTACTGTTTTGTTCCAGATTCCATTTAAATGAAGGTCGGTATGTGAATCTAGTATCTTAGTTGTGTTTACAGCTAAATAATAATAAGCATCATCTATATCTAATCCTTTAACCTGAGTTTTTAATTTACTCGGATCAATAGGCTTAAGCTTGATAGTGTTTTTTTCTTTTCCTGATTCGGCATTGTAAATCTTGGCTTTCTTATCAGAAATAATCTCATTATGAGATTCACGCAAAGCCTTAAACATTTCTGCTTTGGTGCTAAATTCCTTATTTAATTCTTTGCAATAAATCATAACTGCTTTTTTATATGTTTGCCTGAGTCTAATTTCTTAGTCTTGGTTTTATTCTTGTCTTTAATCTTTTCTATTTCTTCCTTGGATAATTTTGGCATAACTCAAATATTAATTATCGTTAGTATTATCGCTTGTTACTCCAATCTTTTTATCCCATTCAACCTTATACATATCGCCATCAGTATCCTTTAATGAAGGCTGGTCAATTAGTTTAAGATATTGGTTTCTTGTTATTTGGTTTTCCTTCCATGCCATATCAGCTGATAAAGTATTAAACCTAAGAGCCATTGCCTTATCCTTAAATCCATCCTGAAGCGCATTAATATGATCCCATCTGCTTTCAATCCTAAAACCATAA